ACCAGCCAGAAGCCCGGATCGGTCACGGGATCACCGTTTGAATCGACCATTGGTTCCGCAGGAGCCGACGCCAAGACGACCGAACCGGTCGGCACCGGCTCAAATTCCAGCCCTTGGTACTCGGTGTCGTCAAGCCCGAACCAGACTGTGGTGGTGTTGTTCAGCTCCCAAACGTTGTAGCCGGTAATCGTTTCGGCCGTGCCGCTGTACGGCTTGACGTCGCCGCTGGCGTATTCCAACAACACAGGCCGCAACGTGTACGACCATTTCGGCCCAGGCGACGTGATGATGCGAGTGGCCTCCGTGACCTCGTACAGTCCGCCCGTTCCGGCGTTGTAGATTTGGGCACGCATCGCCATGTCAGCAGCTCACCGTCAAACCGACCGCAGCCCATTCGTCGGACGTGATGCTCAGGTCGCAAAGGAAATCTGCACCAAGCAGATGCGGCTGCGACCACCAGATGTTGGTGTTGTGGCTCCTGGTGACGTTGTCCGTATTCTGTGTCGGGGCAAACTGGCCGCCGATCGTGTACGGCACCTCAATGGCGTGTTTCCATGGGTGCCACCGGAACTGATACGTGATGGCATACAGGCCGTTGCCGCTCGGCGCCGACTGAACGCCAGCCAGCAACACTTCGCCGACGTTGCCGATCCAGCCCATGTCCTCAGAATTGCGATAGCCAATCAACGCGGAATCATTGGTGACCTGAGTAATTGCTCCGACGTCTCGCGCGCCGGTCGTCGTCCAGATCGGCGCCGGTCGGTAAATCGTCATCGACGTGGTGCGGATCGGCAGGGCGTATTGGATCGGCTGTCCTGACCAGTCGACCTTGACGCCGCCTATATCTGTGGTGCCGTGCCAAATGCTGTCGTTGCTTTCCAGGTACTCGTCGCTTGCTGGCGTCGTCATGTCGGCCGGGATCGTCGGATTGACTCGGAATGCCGACACGTTGACGGCCGAAGCTTGCGTCGTCGTCTGTACGAACGGTTCGGTGCTGCTTGCGGTGTCGGCAAGCTCCAACCGGACCCGGAAAATCCAAACGACGTCACTGTCGGCGTTGGTGTCGTCCAGCCGCTCCACAGTCATCGACGACAGGATCCAGATGCCGCTGGCGACCGTCGTGCCGCTCGGACCGGCGTATCTTCCGTCGATTCGGAGGTTGGCACCGTCCGATTCAGCTGCGGCAATAGCAGCCACGGAGTCCGCTGGCGGCGTCGTGCCGCCGCCGGTGCCGCCGATTGCTGCCTTCCAGTAGCCGTAAAACGAAAACGACAGCGTGCGGCTGTCTGCAGCACCATACGTTGCCGTTTCTCCGGCCGTGTCTCTCCACACAACCGCCGTATGAGTCATAGCGAATCCGCCCCTTCCTTGACCATGTTGCCGACGTCAAACACGCCACGAAGCATGTGCATGGCTGGGTTGTTCTGAATAAGCCAACGGTCCACTGAGTCGTATCCTGCTTCCTCGGCTGCCCTGTCGACTGCTTCCGGAAGATTTGTGATTCGCGTGCTGCCTCCGGGCGTCTTCTCAATCAGGCCCATGGAAAGAGCCGCATCGCGGACTGATTCGACAATGGCGTTGCCGATGTCTTTCCAGACCATCGGATCCAATGCTTCTTGGGTCCAGAACTCGATGGCGTCTGCCAGCATGGTCCCGAACTCTTCGGTGTAGGCCCGAATGGTCGGAAGCATGTCGACGAATACTTCGCCGAGTTTTTTTGCAGCCGGAGTCAGAGCGTCGGCAACAGCCACTTGCAATCCGACAAACGCACCTTCAAGCTCAGGCGCAAGCACGCGGAGCTTGTTGAAAAGGCTGCCGATGCTGTTGAGCCCTAGCATGCCAAGACCCATGCCAAGTCCGGTACTCAGTCCGGAAATGGCCATGTTTCCAACACCACCGACGCCAGCCGAAATGGTGCTGGTAAACGTCTTGCCTAGACCACGCATCGCCCTGGCAAATGGCTTAGTGTCAGCCCCGACCGTGACCGTGGCGGTTGTTTTGGCCATTGATGAACCTCTCGATTTCTGCCGCAAGCTCCTGCGGCGTCTTCTTTACCTTCACGCCAAACACCCGGAGGCATTCACGGAAGTCGACCCAAAGCATGCCACGGACGTCCTGCGGCGAACAATGCAGCCGACAGGCCACGGCCGCAATCACCCGAGGCCATTGGCTGTCAGCACCTCCGCACGGCACGCCATGTACTCCTTGGCTGGCATGGCCAGCACCTCTTCGAGCGTCTTGCCGGTTGCCTTGGCGACCGCCAGCGGCTCCTGGTGGTGCTGCTCAGCCTGCTGGATGTCGATGATGTCCTGCACGGTCAGCAACTTCATCAGGTAGTCCGCACGAAGGTTGACGTGTACTGGATGGCGTTGTCGATCGAGCCGGAGATCTCCACCGACTCCGCCCGGAACGTGCCCGAGATCGCAACGGTTCCAGATGCAAATACACCAGACGTCCCGACGGTAACGACGTTTTCAAGGTGCGTCACAGTCACCGAATCCGCTTCGGCGATGCCAGCGGCATAGGTCTTGAAGGTCGACCCGGCGTGCGTGATGTCCACGCGCGGCACTTCGCCCTTCTGGTAGGAAACGTCGACAACGCCCATATCGACAGCAGATCCGCCGCCTGACCACGTCATGTCCGTTCCGTTGAATGGTGATCCGGCCATCAGAGGCTCCCACAGGTGATGATGTATGACAAACTGGAGACGTACACGGGCTCCACGTCGGCACCCCGTGAGAAGAGGTCGGTAGTTTCCGATTCCCGTGACACGATCAGATCCGACGCCGCCAAGGCGGTTTCGACGTCAGCCGCCAACGCCTCAGCCTCAAGCCTCGAATCGTGGAGGCAGTCGATTCGGAACGAACAGTGAACCGGGGCCATGCTGCCGCCGGCGAACCGCGTGAAGTCGGCGCTGTCCATCGTGTAGATAACCGCCGGGATCAGCTCGCCACGCTGGCGAACGTCGGCAGACACAGACACCCCGACCCCGGACGTTTCGTCCGTCAGGGCGTCGTACACGTCCTCAATTACGTCGGCAAATGCGCTCATGCCAGCCCCCTCAGGTCAGACTTGCGAAGCCGTCGCGGCGACACCTCGACCGCAGCCGCGACACCACGAGCAAATCGGGTTTTCACGTCGGTCAGGTTCTGCTCGACTGCCTTGGTCATGAACTGATTGCCGGGCAGATCCCGACCGCTCACAGTCCAGCCGTGTTCCCAGAAATTGGCGACGAAGTTGTAGTAGTCGGACGTGGTCTTGACCGACAGCAGCAGAGTCACGTCGCCGATGCCGTCGGCCCGGCCTCGCATGCTGTACGCGCCTTTTTTCTTGACGCCAGCACGGTACGAACGGATTTTCCGACGCTTGTTTCGGACGGTGTATTCGGTGATGCCGCCCCGGCCTTTGCGGAACGTCTTTTCCGCTCGACCGATTCCCAGACCTGACAGCTTCCGGGCGTCGTCGCGTGCCGGTTCCAATGCGAACTGAGCCACGGTTTTCAGGGCGTTCTTGACCCCGTACTTTCCGGCCTTTTCCAGCCGTCGAACGTCAGCAGCGGTCAGCTGCAGCTTGACCGGGATTTCGACTTGGGCGAACTGCTTGCCCATTTGCATGGTCTTTCGACCACGCTTGTATTGGTTGAACTCGCGTTCGCCAAGGCTACCGAAACCCATTACTGACCGAACCTCTCTGCCGTCACCTCCAGCACTCGGCGGCGGCCGTCGCGGTCCCGGACCGTCCGAACGTCCCAATCCGACCCGTTCCAATTGGCACGCCAGTCGACGGCCACGTGGTCGTTGTACGGCATGCGGAACTGGACGACGTCCGATCCGGTCTGCACCTGGTCGTACTCTTCTGCCTTGCGGCTGCTGAGGATCAGGGCATCGCACCGACACGCGAACTCCAGCGTGTACGTCGTGTCTTTCTGCCCGGCGCCGTCGGTCGCCAGCGTCGGGCTGTAGAACTTCACGTGGTGCGTGTACCGACCTCGGCTCACATCATGCCCTTCTGGTACATGGTGATGATGGCTCGGACCGCGAACGGCACGGTGTACATCTGCACCTCTTCGACCGCCTGGCGGTTGGTGAAGAAGTGATGACCAAGCGAGTAGATCGCTGCCTTGATCGTCGGGTCAACGGCGGCGGCCGTGACCGTGAACGTCCCGGTGTATCGGTTCCCGTTCCTGAAGTCGCCAGCGTCAGTCAGCCGAACCACGTACTCACCAAGGGTGCGAGTCAGGAACCAATCGGACGTCACGGTCGCGGTCGTGGTGCCGTCGGTGTCGAGTCTGCTCACCGCTGACAACGCCAGCGTGCCGCCGCCGACCGGCACCGACGAAACCGGCGTGTACCAGTCCAGCGTAAAGGTCGTGTCTCGCACGTAGTACTGGGTGGCGTGTTCCCAGTACGCGACCGCCGTGTCAAGCGACCGCTGCAGCGCCGGGTCGTCGTCGGTGTAACCGATACCGACATGGTCCCGGAACTCCGACAGCTGGAAGGCGTGTGCGGATTGGCTCGTGATCTGCAGCATGTGCCACCCCAGCCAGGGGGGAGCCCGAAGGCCCCCCCCAGACCCAAGAGGAAAGAGATATCAGGAAGCGGCCAGCTGCAGACGCGCCGAGCTGCTCGGACGCAGCCAGCGACCGTCACACCGGAGCACGGTCCGGTACGCGGTCTGACCACTGAGGCCGTAGGAGAACGGATCGACCTGGCTGGTCACGTTCGTGCGATCGGCCACCACGTAGCTGCTCCGCTCAAGCAACACGGCCTGGAACGAGCTCGCCGGGGTCGCGTCGGTCATGGCGTCCGACACGTACACCGGGTAGCCGAAGAGCGTTCCCAGGGCGAACGGCTGCTGGATGTTGCCTTCCGCACGTCCGAGGAACAACGGGCGACCAGTGGTGCCGCTGTCGTCGGTCAGGCCGAGGATGTGCTGGTACAGCGCCGGAGACACGATCCAGCTCTTCGGAAGCTGCCAGTACTTCGCAGGCATACCGAACGCGACGTCCAAAAGGTTCTGGTACGTGACGTCCGCGATCGCCGCACCAGCGGCCTCGACGTCGGCAATCGCCACGGTTCCACCGACGGCCTCATCCGGGAACACGCCGCTGTTGGCGATGTTCGCTTCAGTCGCAAGAATGCCATCAGGCGCGTCGGCGTTCTGAGTCGTTCCAGTTCCGAGGAACTTGGTTTCCCAGAAATAACCGTGAGCCTCGGCGTGCTGGGTGAGGATCTCGTCCACGATGCCGCCACGGGCGTCGTTGAGAACCTCCTCCGAAATGACCGTCTGGGCCGCCGACTTGAACGACCGGATCCGCAGCTTGCTGAAGGTCGGGTCGAAGTTGTCGTAGCTCGACGCTTCGCCGGTGAAGTCGGTGATGGTCGCCCGAGCAGCCACCACGGGGATCTCGACGTCGTTCGGATAAGACCGAACGGTCGCAGCCTGTCGAACTGAACTGACATTTCCGAGGAGCCGCACCATCTCATCCTGCAGATCGACAGGCAGGAGATCCCAGGCGGTGCCGTTGGAACCCGAAGTGCCGAACGTCTGGGCACGGCTTTCAGCCGAACCGGGGCGACGGATTTCCGACTTCAGGTCGGCGATGAACTGCTTCCGCGAGTCCAGGGGAGCCTTGTACGCCGCAGCGTTCGCCACGAAGTCCTTGCCGCCACGGAACTGGAAGCTGGGAGCCGCGAGCGACTCGCGAGCCGACTCGATCGCTTCGGCCTTGGCCACTTCCTGCTGCAGGTTGCGGAAAGCCTTGTCAGCACCCTCAAGCTCGGCCACCTGCTCGGTGGTCAGCTCGCCGTCGATCGACAGGATGCTGTCGATCTTCTGCCGAAGCTCAGCGGCGTCGGCACGCATCGAAACCAGGTCAGCCATTGCTGCCTCCGTATTCGCCACGAGCGCCTTTGTACGCCCCGGCAGTCACAAGCGACAGCTCGACAAGACGACCCCGTGTCACCTTGCGCATCGAACTGTCGCTGCCATGAGTCCACTCATCCTCGTCGACGTACATGCCGACGCTGACGGATCCGTCGAGATCACCACGCTGCAAAGCCTCGTGGATGTCTTCCCGACTCTCTGGTAGATCCGCCTCGAACTCAAGCCCCTTGGAGGATTCCCGGAACCGAAGCGTGCCGGACCCGACCCGGGCCAGCGGTACGCCGTTCTGGTCATGCTGTACGAGCATCACCGTGGCCTCGTCGTAAGACAAGGCACCCGGTGACATCACTTCGCGGAACGCACGAGCCGCCCCCGGAATGGGCTCGCTCGCCTCGTTGTACGGCACCGCGATGCCGCTCACGGAACGCTTGTCTTTGTCACTGCAAAGACGCGTCGTCATTCGACGCAGTTCCAGCTTCGCCATCTGAGCCCCCCGGCTTCATGTTCGGGCCGACGTACATGTCGTCGCCACCCTCGATCGGTGCGAGACCAAGCTCACGCCGCACGTCGTTCGGTGTCATCACACCCAGCTGCACCGCTTCCTTGTACGCTGACATCGACTCGCTGAACGAGCCTCGCATCAAACGAGTCATGTCGAACGCGACCCGAGTCGGCTGGCCCGGGAACAGCTTGTTCGTGATCTCGGCCGCCCAGCCGTCGGTATAGGCCGCCAAACTGTCCGCGTACATGCGTGCCTGCTCGACGGTGAACGCTGCGGTGGACTCGCTGAACAACACGTAAGGCGGAATGCCGTACACGCGTGCCACGTCCTCGATGGCTTGCCGACGACCTTGGATCCATTCTTGATCGACAAGGCTTCGACCGACCTGGCCGACAGTTGCACCGTTCTGGGCGATGATCGGCCGGAGCATGCCTTCGGCGCCCGCGTGTGCGGACTTGAAAGCGTCCTGCATGGCACGGACCGACTCGGCACCAATTGCCTCTTGGGTCGTGATGGCAATCTTGCCCATGCCGGGCATTCGGTACTGCTCAAGGCCAGCGGTTTCGAGCTCACTGGAAAGCGACAGGCACCGGGCGGCATCCACTACGGGACTGTCGCCCCAAAGTTGCCGGACGTATGCAGGCATCCGCAGATGGATGAGATCCGCCGGGGCCACGTCGCCGTAATCGGTGGTGTGGTAGTACCAGGTTCCTTCCGCCGTCCGGTTCATCTGCACCGACGTCGGATCCAACGGGATGAGCTTGTCAAGCCCTCGGCCGTTGCGGCTGATGAGCGCGAAGCCATTACCCCAGATCAGGGTTTGCGAGAATAGCCATCGCTTGAACTCGTTCGCGGTGTGAAACTCGCTGGACTGCTCGTTGAGGAAAACACACTCAGGCGTTCGCCCAAGATCGGTCCAGTAGTCGTCGACGTAGCCCTGCACCTTGATCGGCACCCGAGCGAGGTCGCCCGAGATCGCACCGACCGCACGCCGAACCGCTGGCAACCGCATCGCCCTGGGCGGATAGCTCGCGAACGCCTGCACACTGTCGGACTTGTCGGTCGGATAGGTCGGCCACCAGACGCCGTCGGCGCCAGCACCGCCGCCGCTGTTGCGACGA